TGTAGTAGTCGCCCGCGCTGCTTATCGCGCGGCCCTGGCAGTATGCCTTGTAGCCGCTCACCCATATCTTCATGTCGCAGATGTAGCGCAGCTTCATCGCGCCGCCGCCCATCGGCTGGCTCTTCTTCTCCTGGCTCACCCACACGAAGCACTTCCTCGGGAACATCGTCATCAAGCCCACCGCGTGGGGATAGTCCCACTCGGCCACCTGGAACGAGTCCACCACCACGAACCTCGGACTCTTAGGCCTCCTTAGCCGCTCCACAAGCTCGTCATAGCTGTCGCCAGTCACCACGCGGAACTTGCCCTGCACCTCGTCCATGTGCAGGTACTCCATGCGCCGCTGGAAGCTCTGGTTCACCTTCTCCTCGTAGCTCAGGTACAGCACCACGCCGTATCTGCACAGTTCCTTCGCCAACTGCATCACGAAGCTGCTCTTGCCGCTCGCGCTACGCCCGCACACGAACCACGAGGCGTTCTCCGCCGGGTAGCCGAACGGCTCGCTCCACTTCTCGCCCCAATCAAGCGTCTTCCACTTCTTCGCCGCGATGTCCCTCGGACTATATGCCCTCTTCATCGTCTTTTTCCTCTCTTCTTGCTACCTTTGCAGCATGGTCACACTACAACTCACCGTCATAATAACCTCACGATTTCCCGCCAGTCCAAAAAACAAGCAGCACCTTGGGCAGGTCGCGCAACGCTTCCGCCAGCAATGCCTGCCCGTCTTCCTGCATGAAGAGGACTGGACGACGAAGTCATTCTCCCATTTCCTCTCCGAGCAGGACGAGATGGCAGGGAGGCACCGCCTCGGGCTGGAGCTGACGCTTCGCAAAGCAATGCGCTCAGCCCATCGAGCCGTGCTGACAGCGCAAGTAGTTCAGAACGTATCGCTGCTATTTCACTCTCTATATAGCGAGAGCGGACACTGCGCATTCTCTTGTTGTATTGATAATCTTTCATCGTGCACTTAATCTCAGCTTCTCTATCTCCGTATTCATCGCAATATCTTGTCCGTTTCTTCGTTTCTGTCTATATGGATAAGCCCACTATTCTGACGGTGTTCCTCTTCTCGGAAGTCCCGACAAGGCAGCCAAACGCCCTTGCTGCCTTTCAAGACGGTTTCGCAAGACCGCTCCGCGAAGCGCTTGCACCTCCTCCGCTGACAGCTCAAGCGTGGGAATGCACGCTGTTTCGCTACGTACCTCACAAGGTGCTTGGCGAGGGCTCCCGCAAAGAGTGTTTCGCAGCAAGGTTTCGTCTGGAAAATAACTCTCTAACAGCCAGTCAATCCTTTCTCGTAGCGCAAGTAGCTCGCGCCGTATCTGAGCTTTTTCAGTCCGTCCATCAGGGCGTGACGTGCTTTTGTGTCGTGCATTCCCTTTCATAGACCGCCCAGTTTCAGCTTCTCTATCTCAGTATATACCCTCCGCAGGCCGCCGCCCGTCTTCCGCACTATCTGAGCGATGTCGGCACCCTCGGGGGCGTTCACCTTCGCCACAACCCTCGCCTGGTCACGCAGGAACGCCTCGCGCTCCTTGCCGTCGTCGGGCGTCACCTTCGAGTAGCGGTCGCCATACCTGCTCAGCATCTCCGTGAAGCCCACCTGCCGCCGCTCTATGCTCCGCTCTATCCGGGCCTTCAAGCCGTCCGCGCCCATCATGTACCACGCGCAGCACCTTTCCGTCGCGTTCCACAGGGCCTTCAATTCCAAGAACGCCTCGTTCTGCAGGTCGCCGGCCTCGTCCAAGATTATCAGCGGGTGGTCTATGCTCCTGAGGTAATACGTCAAGTCCTCGTATATGTCCCTGTACCACCCCTTGTCGCCAACGCCGAACTCGTGCGCTATCTTCTTCACAAGCTGGGTCTTAGTCTTCACCTGGGAACAGTCCACGTACACCGCGTTCCGGTGCGTCTGCACATACTGACGAGCCGTGAACGTCTTGCCGATGTTCGGGATGTCGCACAGTATCGCGCTAAGGCACGACTGCTGAGAGAACTCCAGCTGCCTCGTCACGAACTCCCACGTGGCCGTCCTCGCCGCCTTCCACTCGATGCCGTCCCTCAGGCTCACGCCCAGCCGCCGGGCGATGCCTATCCAGTTAGCGTCGCTCAGCACCCTGTCCGTCTGCCCGTTCTTCACCGAGCTGTAAACGCTCGTCGTGATGCCCAGGCTCGCCGCGTGCTTCGCGTCGCTCGGGTAGTTCGACCTGTTGGCAGCTATCGCCGCCAGCACCTTCTTCTTCTGTCCTTCTGTAATCATATTCCGAAGTATGTTATAATGTAGTTATATCGTCGTTTCAATGCCCTTACAGGCTCTCTATCGGGTCGCCCACCACGTAGCCCACATCCTCGGAGGGCAAGGGCGGGAGCGGAGCGGCTTCCACCGGCGTCACGCTGGCCTCCGGCTCCCGCCGAGCCACGCCCACCGGCGCGATGGCGTTGTCCCTCATGTACTTCCCCCACTTCGCTATCTCCTTGCGCTGCGCCACGAACTTCGCCTCGTCATCCTCGGTCTGCTCGGCCATCACGCGGTTGTACGTCTCCACCCTCTTCACCTTGTCTATGTAACGCTCGCCTTGGAACAGGTACACCTCCGTGGGCCGTCCCTCCTCGTCGGGCAGGTAGTACGCCTCCACCTTCATGTTGTTCGGCTCCAGCTTCTCCAGCACGCTCGCGTCGCTGAGCCACCAGTCCGCGTAGCAAACGCGCACCGTCGAGTTCCGCCGCACCGAGGTCTCCACCTTCTCGCCTATGTACTTGCTCAGCGTCAGCGTGTCCATCGGCTTCAGCGTCGGGTTCACCCTCGACACAAGCACGTCCCAGCGCGTCATGCCCTTCCACTTCTTCTGGTCGGGGTGCAAGGCGTGGTTCCATTCGTAGTTGTCGGCCTTGTCGTCGGCCACAAGCTGCTCGTAGCCGAAATATTCCTTGTCCTCCCACGTGTCGTTGGTCTCGTCGCTCACCTTCCTCGACTCCGTGCGCCACTTGCCCTTGCCGTAGAAACGGCCTATCTGCTCGTGGTTCTTGTGTATCACGCTCCGCTTCTTCGCGCCGTTCAGCGGCTCGGCATATTTCTCCTGCGAGTTCAGGGGGGCGCAGAAATGCACCCAACTGAATGCCACGCCAGCTTGCAAAAAACCGTCCTTGTACTCCGTCATCAGGTGGTTCTCCACCTCTATGCCGGCGGGCATACCCCAGCCGTGGCGCGCTATCAGCCGGAACATGTCCCTGAAGCACTCCACCACCAGCATCTGGTCTTTCTTCCGACCGTAGCTCGCACCTATCACGCACTGGCTCACCACGTCGTAGGCGTAGTAGGCGTGAACCCGCTGCTTCGTGTCCTTCAGCTTCCGCGTCAGGTCCACGTCGTCCATCGTTATCTGGCTCAGGCTCCAGTCGCCGCCGTGCCTGTGCATGTGCGGCATCTGCTCGTGCATGAAGGCCGACCAGCTGTCATGCTCCTGCGCTATCAGCACCTTGTTCCTCGGGTTGTTCATGTAGTTCGCTATCGTGCTCTCGCTAAGCTCCCTCGGCTCGCCCTTCTTGTCGCAAAAGTCCTTCGGGTCGAACAGCTCGCCCGTGCTCGGGTCATACACGTCAAGCTCGCCCGTCACGAACGAGTTGTACATCTCCAGTATGCTCGTGTTGAACGGCTTGTTCGGCAGCACCGCGATGCCAAGCAGCAGACGCTCCGTCTTGTAGTCCACCTTCCGGGCGCACTGGTTGCCGAACTTCTCGCTTATCAACGCCGCGTAGCCACGCTGGCGGTAGTCGTTCACCTTCTTCCTGAAGCGCAGCATGCTCGCCGGCAGGTCGTGGCCAAGCTCCGCCCGCAGCGTCTCCACGGCCTGCGCCATCTGGCCCCAGTCGTACTTCTCGCCCATCAGGCGCTTGCGCTCCCTCGCGTTCTCGTACAGACGGATGCAGCAGTTCAGCACGCTCGCGTTCACCGCGTACTTCATCGCAAGCTCAGCCGTCGCCTTGTCGCTGTGGTGGCCAGCGGCCCAGTCGTTGTAGTAGGCCACCGCCCGCTGGTCCAGCTCATAGTTGCCCAGCACCCAGCCACGAAGCAGCACCTCGTCGCCCTTGCCGTACTTCGCCTCCACCTTCTCCTTGTACGCCGTCGGCAGGCTCACCACGCTCACCAAGGCATAACGCCCCGCACCCTTGCCGCTACGAACCACGTCCATGCGGCCACGGGCTGCCATCTGCTTGTAGTTCGCCACCGTCATGATGCCGCCCTCCACAAGCTCGCGAGCCGAGATGCACAGTGTCTTGCCCCAGTACTCCATATCCTTACTCTCCCACGGTCTTCAAG